TAGAACTAATTTTAATACCGCTTTTCTTACCTTGTGTTCCTTGGCGACTTCCAGAGGAAGCAGAAGCTACTCTTTGCACAGTTGAGGCTTCTTTTGAAACGCCTTCAGGCTTTGCCTGTAAATCAGGATAAACCTTTTGTAGCCTTTTGTCTAATTCTTGGTAATATTCAGACTCAGTGCCATCATAACCTTCTGACAATAAATCCTCATGAATACCCATAGCAGTATATGTTTTGACTCTATCCTTTTGGAACCAGTCATTATTTTGTTGCCACTCTACTGCTTTAGCATCAGGCTTAGGTTTATCATACACTTGTTGTGTTTGATTTGGTATATTTGTTGCAACATTTGTTACATTTTCTTGATTTTGTGTTTCAAGTTGCAATTTAGCCAATCTAACTCTTTCCTCTTCTAAAGTGACTTTGTTAAGTAGCTCTACGCTCTTAACCTCTAGGTTTGGGTCGTTGGTTTCTCTTGCTTTTCTGTATAGGTCTTCGGCCTGTTGCCTTTGTGATTTGACTCTATTTTCATACTCTTCAGTATAGTTTTTATCGAGAACAGTTGCTCTATTTTTTACTGAAGCATATTCATTAGAAAGATTGGCGTACTTAGACTCAGCTTCCGCAGCTCTCATTTCTGCCGCTCTTATTTTATCGTTTAATTTATTAATTCTTTTTGATACACCTCTGGTGTATTTATCAAGTTCATCGTCACCACCTGAGTTGGTATCGACTGCCTCTACTTCTACTGCATTATCTGCTGTTTCAACAACATCTACTACAACTTCTTCTTCAGCTTGAACCTGATTATTTTCATTTATTTCGCTCATATAACTACTCCTTATACTGAAACAATGTCATCAGGGTTTAAAATTGTGGCTATAACTTCATCATCATTAATAATTCTGACTTCGCTTTCGTCAGCCAACCTAAACCTAGAACCTGCATATCTACCAATCATTATCCAGTCGCCCTTTTTACACCACACAGACGAAAATCTTTTTTTATCTGCGTAAGCATCAGGACCAACTGCAACAACATAGGCAACAACAGTTGCTAGGGTTTCTCTTTCGATGGTTTCTTTTACTAATTGAATACCACCTTCTGATACTCCCTTACCTCGATAAGGTAGCACCAACAAACGCCAGCCAGTTGGTTGTGGCATGCGCTCTAAAACACTTTTATCTAATAAACTAGGGTCTAAAACCCTTTTATCTTCTTCGACAAACGCCTTATCAACATTAATGACATCCTCTGTCGAATTATCTTCAATAGTATTTTTTGACTTATCTGTCATTTATATCTCCTTCTTCATGTAAGTGTTCTTTTATCTTATCATGAATATACGATAAAGCGGATATTTCACCCATTAAATGTTGATAATTCTCCATATTTTTTACACCATTGGTTATTAATATGGTTTTTATCTGCTCCTCTCTTTCATTCAAATCTCTACGAATTGCATGAATAAAATCATACTTATCCATAGATTAGAATATGCCGCTGAAATTATTGCCTCTTAAAGCAGCTCCTTTACCTCTGCTTTTACCTTTACCATATCCGGGCTTATGTGCTTTTTCCACTTTTACCTTTTGTGGTTGCGATAAGGCAATGCTTCCTTGACCTTTTATAGTTATGGAAGTTTTTGCTTTCATTTTCTACTCCTTACTTTTAGTAGTTTTTTTCTTTGTAACTTTTTTCTTTTTTACTGTTTTTTTCTTTGCAACAGTTTTTTTTGCTTTTTTTATTGGTGTTTTTTCACCCTCTGTATTGATTAGCACTGTATTTGTATCAGATTCAGCTGCTTTCATATCAACTTTTTTCTGTTTTACCTGTGCTTTAATCTTTTCATTTATTGAGCTTGTCATTTATTCATCCTCGCTTGTAGGTCTATAAGTTTTAATTCTGCTTGTTGTTCCAACCTTTGTTGTGCAATATCATTTTTTGTATTACCTATTTCAGCCTGTTGGTCGGCTTTTTGTTGTTGTATTTGTAGTTCAGCAGCTCTTTCAGCAGCATCTTGTTCTTCTTTTGCCATAAACTGCTCATTTTTCATTTGTATTTCTTTATCACGCAAGCCAAGTTCTTGTTGTCTTATAGCTACAAGTGGGTCTTGTTGTTGTGGTGGTTGCACAGATGCTAAAAACTCATTAGATAGTTGCGCTAATATTGGCGCACTAAAACTTTCTATAATAGATTGTACTTGCTGCTGCAAGGCCATTTGTGATTGCGGGTCCATTTGTCCAGCTTGTTGCATAGATTGTTGTATCTGTTGTTGCACTTCTGGTGGTAGCTGTTGCTCTGCCATTTGGCTTGCCATAAATTGTAAATGTTGCATTACATGTGCAATTATCACTGATTGTAATTGTGGGTTGGTCATAACGGCCTGTGTTAAAAATAAACTTTTGTGTGCTTCTACATGCGCTTCATGATTTTGTTCTGGAAATGCTTGTTGAGGTATGCCTTGCAATAAACCACTGTTTTCAATACCAGCATCCATAGGTTTAGGTGTCGTGTCCGCTGGCGGTATAAGCAATGATTCTATGTTATCTACACCTAAAGCTGCATACATGCGTCTGTAAGCCTCGTAAATGCCTTGTGGTCCATGTAATTGTGGGTTTGATTGCACCATAGTAAGTAACTCTTGCGCCATAATTACTCTTTGGCTCATAGAAAATATATTTGGGTCAGACACTGGTATGACATCTACTTTATTATCAAAATCTTCTATTTTTACTTCTCTAGGACCGCTGCCTGTTTCATAAGGATAGACAGGTGGTAAAAATTCTTGAAATACTCTGGCTAAAATTTGAAATTCACTTTTTTGTGAATAGTGCAATCTTTTATGTATTGCGCTCATAACCTTAGTGCCTTTTTCTAACAAGGCCACAGTAGTTCCTACAGGCATAGCAGCGTTGGAATCGCCTATGTTCATATCTGCTATTGCAGCAAATCTTTTACCAGACTCTACTAATAAACCAAGTAAATTAAATAAAACATTGCTTGGTTCTTTATATGGCAAATTAAAAAAAGATTCTCTAAGTGAGCCACCCGGCGCATCAACATCTCTAAATTCTCCGGGCTGTAAAGGTGCTGCCTCATCTCTTATTCTAATACCTCTTGCTTTAAATCCAGCAGGCAAATTGCTTAATGTTCCTGCGTCTATAAGCTGTCGCAATATTGATGTAGATGCTTTTGATAAACCTCCAATCATGTGAGACAAGCCAAGTCCATAAAAACCTAAACCGGGTAAAAATTTATATTGAACAAAATAATTTATCTTATTACGCAGCATATCATTAGGTTCATAATTGCGTCTTATAGATAATATTTTTTGTGATGTGTCGTCTATAGTTATGATATAAGGTAGTTTTAGACCTGTTTGTTCACCCATGTCATTTACATCTTCAAAACCTTCTATATCAGCTACAGTATGTATTTCGTACAACTTTCTTTGTTCGTCTTCGCCATAGTCAGGCTCAACGCCTTGTATTTTGTCTACTTCTTTGTCAATGTCATCTCTGCTAATGTTTTGACCATCGTTCAGTTCTATATCTGCATAAAAACCAGATAATTGCATTTTTCTAACTTCGTTATTGCTCATAGACACCACATGCGTCACTCTTTCTGCCGAAAGTATGTCGGTTGCATTATAAGGAACTAACAAATCTTCTGCCGGCACAAACTTAGATACAGGCCTACCTTTTGCGCCGTCATAGTAAACTTTTTTAAATGCACTACCAGACAGAGGCAAATAAAATAACAGCTGGTCTAAGTCTGGGTCATATTCTGGCATTTCGTTCATGATGTAATAATTCATAAACTCACAAACTCTTTCTGCTTGCATTTCCGTATTTGCGTCTCTTTGACCAATTACTTTTGTTTTGACTGGACCTTGTGCTGGCAGCAATTCTTTATACGCCTGTGCTTGGAACTGTGTGACCGCTTCAGATAGTATAGGATGTATAACACCACTAGAGCCTTCAAACGGCTGGCTTCTTTGCTCATCAAACTTCATACCTAGATATTTCAAACCATCGGTATATGTTTTTTCCCAGTCTTTTCTTGACTCTTTATCGCTTTCAACAGCATTTATTAATTTTGCAGACATGCTCCCTAAAATGTCTTCATCTAAAAAATCTACTAAATTAGCATCAAAGGGTATCTCTGGTGCTACATCTTGCATAGGCTCATCAAACACTATCTCGTCTTCTTGTATGCTTATTTGTAAAGCATTAGCCATTGCTTCATCAAATGTTTCTGGCGGTGCTTCTATATTTATATCTGTTGCAGGTATATTTACAGATTTAGTTTGGTCTATGACTTCTGGATTATCTTCCGTGCCTAATTTTCTTTCTATAACCATATTATTTTTTATATTTTTTTGATTTTACCTTTTTGCCTTTGTTTTTACCACCTGTTCTTGCAATCAATCCTCTAGCCTTAGCAGAAGCCTTTTCACTAAACCCAAGTTTTTTGCCTGTTTTTATTTTTCTTTTAAGTGTCGATAGTTTTGCGACCATGTAATGCCCTTATTGTGTTTTTACCCTTTTTAAATATGTTTGCTACAGTTTTTTTGCCCATTACTTTAGCTCTTTGTTCCCCTACAGTTAGAATTTGTATTTTTCTTGCAAAAGGTTTATTGATGTTTTTTACTTTTTTTACTGTATCTATTGCATCTGCTGCTGTAGCAAACTTTATACCAACAGTATCTTTAGGATTTTCGTCCGTGTAAAGCCGTCTACCACTACCTTTTGGTTTTTTTCCTGTGCCTGTTTTTGGGTCTTTTGTTTTTGCCATAATTAATAATATGATAACGCTGTTCTGTCGACACGCATATCATCTTGATAATCGCTGTCTAATTCTATCAAACCGCCTTGTCTTATTCTCATAAGAGCCATTGTAGTTGAATCACAATAGTCATCATTTTCTCCAAACGGAAAAGCTGCTAACTCTTCAATAACCTCTTCTGCAAAAGCATCTTCTGTAGCATATACCATACCACTTTCAAACATAGGTGCAATAGAGTTCATTCTTGCAACCTTGTCTTGTCCTCTGCTGGGTGAATAAGCTTGTACAGGTATACCAATTTTTCTTAGCTCTTGTGTTAAAGGTGTGCCACTTGCTTTTGCCTCAATAAGTACAATATCTGGCTCCCAGTATTTATATTCATCTAAAGCTATATTTTTTAATTGCGGAAAGTCTACCCTATGCCTACTAGCGTCTAATAATATAATTGAGTTTTCTGTGCCGTCCTCTGGGTCAAAAATACCCCATGTAGTAATTGCAGAGTAGTCTGCTGTTTCTTTTGCGCTAAATGCTGTGTCGTAGCTTTGTATAATGCAATGACAATCGGGTATTGACTCGCTTTCCCATGTTTGCCACCAATCTCTTTTTACTATTGAGCCGCTTTCAGCAGTTGGGTTTTGCATCCATTGTGCGTTCCATTTGCTTATAGGTAATGACGCTTTAACAGACAAAAGTTCTTCTTTCTTCCAAAACTCACTCCACAGCGGTTCGTCTGAGTCTGGCATTATTGCGGGAAACTCAACAACTTCCCACTGGTCTGCGTGAGTCTCAGATTGTCTTTTCAATAGTCTGCCAGCTAAGTCTTTTGTACTCCATCTAGTCATTACTAAAACTATTGTGCCTCCCGGCTGTAATCTTTGTCTTGGCCCAGATGTGTACCACTCCCATGCTGCATCCATGGCTGTAGGTGACATAGCATCTTGCTCTGAGTGTGGGTCATCAATAATTAGCAAATCAGCACCACGACCTGTTATAGCACCACCAACACCAGAGTAAAAGGCTTCGCCACCGTCATCTGTAGTCCATCTACCGGCTGATTTATTGTCCCCAGATAAGGTTATGTTAGGAAATATAGTTTGGTACTCTTCACTGTCAATTATATTACGAACTCTTCTACCAAATCTTACGGCTAATTCAGCCGTGTGGGTGGCTTGTATAATTTTGAGACTAGGATTTAAACCCATCATCCAAGCAGGAAAATAGGTAGAGGCAAACTCGGATTTAGTGTGCCTAGGTGGCAACATGACCATAAGACGCTTACATTTACCTTGTGCAATGCGGTTTAGTTTTTCAGCTAAAACTTTATGGTGTCTGCCCATAATAAAGCCATCCCACTGATGTTTAACAAATTCTAAAAAACTAGATTTACACCTTTCTCGCGAATTTAAGTCTTTCCATTTATCTATTAAAGTTAAAGCTTCTATTTGCTCATCTCTTGACAAGGCATCAAATGATTTAATTTTGTCTAGGTTAATCATTAGGTGGAGAGCCAAGTTGAAGTTTTAAAGGACATCATTGACTCTCCTGACATACTGTATGGAAGAGAGGAGATATGAGAACATCCCAAAACAAGCATGTCTATTAGACTTTACCCCATTCTTTGTCTTCAAACAATGCTGCCTCTGCATTTCTTCTTTTAATTAAACCGTCATTTTGAACACCATTTACTTTGTTCCATCTTTTTATTTGGTTTGGTACATCTTGCCAATCTTTAGCGTTTAATTTTTTAAGCAGTGTGCTGTTAGATAAATTAGTTGGGCCTAAATTAAAAACCCAAGAAACTAAAGCATCAAATTCATTTTGTTTTAAAGGTGCTGTTACCATGTCATTTATGTAACCCTCATACTCATTTAGTTCGTGCATTAATAAATCTTCAGCCTCATCTTTAGTTATTGTCATGCCGTCCTGTACAGGACTGCCATCTATAAGCTTTAAGCTACCAAACCCTATGGTTGGCTTGTTTGCTGGGCATCTGTAAGAAACAACCATGCCGTCTTTCATAGGACACCCCTCAAAGTGTTTTATTAGATTAATACCATTTTTAGATATTTTCATATTTTTATTCTTTGTCGCCTGTGTGAGATGCTCCGAAATAAAACGAAATAATGGCACTTGCAAGTCCTCCTAAATAACCTAACACTAAATTTATTAATGCTTCTGAATTTTGTTCTGGTGGTTGTAATGTTACTAAAAATATGTAGCCAAGAAATCCACCTATAGTAAATAAACCTATAATCCTAGCAGTCCAATCTTTACTAAACATGCCTCTAGCATGTTGTTTGTCTTGTGTTTCAAGCTTAAACACATCAACATCAAGCTCTTTCATTTGAACTTCAAACTCTTGTTCGGCTTTTTTTAGTTCTAACATTTGTTCTGGTGTAGCATTTTGTATAGCTTGTTGTATAGATTTTTGGTCATTAGATACGCCCAATACTTCAGCTATTTTACCCATAGCCATATTGCCCATCGGCCCGCCCAATGCTGTTCCTATTGTGGGCGCTACCGCACCAACTAAATTTTTCAGTAATGCTTTCATATTAATATGCTCGTTAATACAGCTATACCAATCGCGCCAAGAAAGCCAAATACGCCAAAAGTAGCTGCTTTCATAGTTGAGTTGATATAGGTAATTTCTTGTTTAATGTCAGAAAACTCGTTAAAAGCAGTCTTCCAACGCTCGTGTGATATTGTTTCTAATTTTGTAAGTCTTTCTGCTACATCATTAACTGTCATTTTTTTATTTACCAATTTATTTTCTCGCTCTATTTTTTTTTCTAGTTTGCATTTTTAAGTTCGCAACTGAGTTATTTCTAGGGTTGTTATCTTTGTGTGCTACATCTCTTTTGTCGCCTGTGTATGTTTTACCAAGCTTTTTCATTATAGCCCTAGCTGCATTTCGCATAGCTCTGTCTTTTTTTTGTGCAGATTTGCTATGATAGTTGGCATATTCTTTTTTGTAATTTCTAGCCATTTTCTACAGTATATATTTTCAAAGCTTTTGCTTTGCCTTTAACCTTTATAGGTTTTAAAGATTTTAACTTATAATTAACACTTTGTGCAGTTTTTTCTCCAATTAATATATTTACACCTACATCTTTGGTAGCAGATTCTAGCCTAGCGGCCGTATTAACTGCATCACCAATAGCTGAATAATCAAACCGCGTTTCACTGCCTACATTAGCTATTACAGCCTCGCCAGTGTTTACGCCTACGCCTATTTCTATTTTATGTGGCAGCTTTTTATTAAGTTTTTTTATGGCTGACTGCATTTCAATAGCCGTCTTAACAGCAAGCTCCTCATGATTTTTTAAGTCTAGTGGCGCACCAAATATTGCCATTGCAGCGTCACCAATAAATTTGTCTACCATACCCGAATTACGCTGTATGCACTCAACCTGTACTGTTAAGGCTTTATTCATTATATCTGTTACTTCTTCAGGCTCTAGCTTTTCTGACAAAGATGTAAAGCCGCGCACATCAGTAAAAAGAAATGTGCAAACACGCCTTTCTCCCCCCAGCTTTAACAGTTCAGGATTGTCTTGTAATCTTTTTACCTGTCTTGGGTCTAAATAATGCTCAAATTGTTTTTTAATTTGTAAACGCAATTTAAACTGTTCTCTAAATCTTAAATAAAAAGCTGTTGCACCGGTTATAAAACCAGCTATTAGTGTCCATGTAACATCTACAAGCAAGCCTTTTTGTATCATCCAAAAACCTAAATAACCTACAACAAATGTTTTTATTAGGTATAAAACAATACCAAGTGTCATACCTGTGTTGTGTATAACAAACCAAACGCCAACAATGAAAACTACAAATATAGTTAGCTCTACAGCTAACGACCAGTCTGGTATGTAGGGCGAATCTTGTATTAATATAGATTCTGCTAGAGCGGCTTGTATTTTATGTGGCTCTAACAAACCGACAGGTGTAGCTACTTGTGGCATAACTCCGTTTGCTGTAACACCGATAAAAACAACTTTACCGCTTACATTCATTTCTTCTAAAGTGGTTTGCGGCGTTTCAACCCAGCTTATCCACTTGCGTCCTAGGCTGTCTGTTTTGACTGGTGGTATTCCTCGTATTGATATTTCCTCTACACCATTATCATTGGTTTTTATAATATAAGTTTTAACATTGAATAGTGCTTTATAGATTTGCGTGCCAAAACTAGGAATCCAGTCTTCATTGGGTGTGCTTACTAAAAGCGGTATTCTTCTAACCAGCTGGTCTACATCTGTAGGTGCTATAGCCAAGCCTTGTAAAGAGTTTTGTGCCAAGACTTCAATATTTTCCACT